GTCCGATAGCTGGCGCGTGCTCGAGGCGCTCGAGCGTGAGGAAATCAACGCGCTCCGGTTCGCCGACGGGCTTACGCTCGACCCGTTCGACCTACCGCCGCGCGTGGCTAAGGTCGTCGCGATCGTGCCGCGCCGTCGCGCTCGCCTCGAGCTCGATCGGCTCCGGGCCGTGTTCTCCGAGGTCGCCGGGGCGAGCGCGCTCCCGCCGGCGGCGGTCGGTTTTTCCGCCGGCGCATGGGATCGCGTGCCTATCTATGCATGGGGGGCTCGCATTGCCTAAAGGTCGCAAGCCGGACCCGACGCGAGCTCGGCGCGCGACGGGTCATCGCCGCAAGGCCGGCGACGTCAAGATCGCGTCGGAGCCCGGCGCGCTGCTCCTCGTCGACTCCGCCGGACCGCCGCCGGCGCCGGAGGACTTGACGCATCCGCACGCGATCGCGGTATGGGATCGGATCGTCGCCGAGCTCTACCCTCGAGGGCTCCGCCCGGTCGATTATGAGGCCGTGCGGATGACCGCGCGACAGGCCGCGATCGCGTATGACGCCGGCCGCGCCGTCGAGGCCGGCGGGCTCGTCATCATCGGGGCGCTCGGGGCGCCGGTCACGAACCCGGCGGTTCGGATCGAGCGCGACGCCGCGAACCTATATCTCCGGTTCTCCGAGCGGTTCGGGCTCGACGTCGCCTCGAGGATGCGGCTCGGGCTATTGCAACTCGCCGGGCAATCGCTCGCCGATGCGTTGCAAGATGACCTCGAGCGCGAATGATGCCGGGCGTCGACGAGCGGATCGACAACGTGCTCGACGCATGGAATGAGGAGCGCGAGCTCCGCGCCACTGCGGAGCGGCGGCTCATCGTGCTCGAGGCCGCGGCGTTTCGCGTACTCGCGGCGCTGTTCGCGACCTCGTTCGCGCCGACGCCGGACCTTGAGGTAGCGATCCTCGAGCTCCGCGAGCTCGTCGGGGACTAGCCGCGGTGGCGGCGCCGGCCGGCGTACTCGCTCCGAGCATCCGGATCGAGCGGTTCTTTACGCGGCATCTCCGACACGTCAAGGGGCAATGGGCCGGGGAGCCGTTCGAGCTCGAGGCGTGGCAACGCGACGACCTCATCGTGCCGGTATTCGACGACCTCCGGGTTCGCGGAGGGTTCGCCGTGCGGCGCGTCTCCGAGGCGCTCTACGGGATCCCGAAAAAGAACGGGAAAACGACCACGGCCGCAGGGCTCGGCGCTTACGGGCTATTTCACGACGGCTATTACGCTCGTGAGGGCTCGGGCTGGCGCTGGCACCGGGAGGCCGGCGCCGAGGTTTACAACGTCGCCGGCGGCAAGGATCAAGCCAAGATCCTATTCCGGATCGGGGCGGATATGGTCGAGCGCGCTCCGATGCTGGCGGCGCAAGCGAAGATTTATCGCGATGCGATCGAGAATAAGGCGACCGGCGGCGTATGGCGCGTGCTCGCGGCCGACGCGCGGCTCGCGCACGGTCCGAACCCGTCGCTCACGATCATCGACGAGCTATGGACGCACCGCAATCCGGAGCTCTATGAGGCGTTCGCCTCCGCCGGCGCCGCACGCCGGCAACCGCTGCTCATCACGATCACGACGGCCGGATGGTCGAAAGATACGATCGCCTACGCGCAATACAAGCGGCACCTAACGAACCGAAATCGCTCATTCGTGTCGAAATGGTGGCAAGCGCCGGACGGCGCAGAGATCGAGGATCGTGCGGCATGGGCCGCGGCGAACCCGTCGCATTGGGTCACGAGCGCATATCTCGAGGGCGAGCTCCGCCGCGCGAGGGCGCTCGGGCTCGAGGCGCAATTCCGACGCTGGCACCTAAACGAATGGAGCTCGGGAAAAGAAATCGCGATCCCTACGACGACGTGGGAGGGATGCCGCGGCCGGCCGAAGATCCCGGACGGCGCCGAGGTTGTGATCGGGGTCGATACGGCGCCGAAACGCGACTCGACAGCTATCGCGATCGACCATCGCGACGCCGCGGGGATGCATAACCTCCGGGTCGTGCATATGCACGCCGACGCCGAGACGGGCTACCTCGACTATGAGGCGCTCGAGGATGAGCTCCGGCACCTATGCCGGCGCTACGACGTGCAAAGGATCCTCGTCGACCCGTACAACATGGTCCGCTCACTGCTCATGCTCGCCGACGAGGGGCTCCCGGTCGAGGAAATGCCGCAGACCGACGCGCGGATGGTTCCCGCCTCGATGACGTTCTATGAGCTCCTCAACGAGCGCAGGATCCGGCACGGGGGAACCCGCGAGCTCCGGGAGCAAGCGGCGAACGCCGGCAAGCGGACCTCCGAGCGCGGCTGGCGGTTCCAAAAGACCCGGTCGGCCGGCGTTATCGACGGGATCGTAGCGTGTGCGATCGCGTGCTATGAGGCCGAGAGAGGGTTCGAGGAGGAGGTTCCGCCGCTACTGCTCGTGTGAGGCGTGACGCCTCGGGCATCATTGGGGCGTGCGGTCGATCATCGGGACGTGTCTCGAGGCGGTCGGCGCCGTGGCGGTCCTAGCGGCCGCGTGGGCGTTCGACCCGCTCCTCGGCGTGGCGCTCGCTGGCGCCGTGGCGGTTGCGGTCGGCTATGCGATCGCGGATCCGCGCCGCGCTACGCATCGGGCGAAGCCGAAGCCGAAGGGATAGCGACGGATGGACGTTCTACGGCGACTGTTCGCGCCGGCCGAGGCGCGGACCGCGAACCTATCCGCGCTCGAGCAACTCGCGCGGGATAGGGGCTTTGCTACCTATGCCGGCGTCAACGTCAACGAGGTCACGGCGCTCACGCACCTAACCGTGTGGTCGTGCGTTTCGCTTATCGCCGACTCGATCGCGATGCTTCCACTCCACACGTTCGAGACGCCGGGCGCCGGCGATATCCCGGCAAGGGTCCAGGATCCGGACGTCATCGAGCAACCGCATGTCGAAATGTCGCGGTTCGACTGGCACGTTCGGATGATTTGGTCGGTTCTCATGCGTGGCAACGCTTATGGGCGCATCCTCGAGCGCGGCCGAGGCGCGATCCCGGTGCAGATCGAGCCGATTCACCCGGACACGGTTCGGATCGAGCGCGACAAGTCGACCGGAGAGCTCGTTTACATCGTCGGGCGCGACCGCGAGCGGGTTCCCGCCGCGGATATCTTCCACGTCCCCGGCATGGTCGTTCCGGGATCCGTGTACGGGCTCGACCCGATCAACTACGCGCGCCAGACGATCGGAACAGGGCTCGCCGCGATCGAGTACGGGGCGCGGTTTTTCGCCGAGGGCGCCGTTCCTCCGGGGATGCTGTCGACCGACCAGAAGATCGACGTAGACACCGCGACGGAGTACCAGGAACGATGGGAGGAATCGCACGGGAACCGGCGCCGGCGCGTCGCGGTGCTCGGCGGCGGGCTCAAGTACGAAGCGATACAGCTATCGCCGGAGGCGTCGCAATTCCTCACGACGATCGGCGCGACGAAAGCCGATATCGCCGGGTTCTATCGCTGTCCGCCGCACATGGTCGGGGACGTCGAACGGTCGACCTCATGGGGAACCGGGATCGAGGAGCAAGGCTCGCAATTCGGGACGTTCACGCTCGGGCCGTGGCTTAGGCGGTTCGAGGATGCGTGGAAACTCAAGCTCGGCGGCGGGCTCTATGCGCGGTACAACACGGACGCGCTACTGCGGAGCCGGCTCCTCGATCGCTTCCAGGCATACACGCAGGCGCGACAGGGCGGATGGTTCAATATCGACGAGGTCCGGGCGAAAGAGGAGCTCGGGCCGTTGCCGGAGGGCAAGGGGACCGACTACCTGCAACCGCTCAATTTCGGCGCGATCCCGCCCGGCGGGATGCCGCCGCCGCCGCCGCCGGCCGACGCCGTGACGCCGCCGCCAAACTCGGGAGCATAGGGAGGGAACGGTCGTGCCATTTCATATCGAGAACGATAATCCGGATTGCGAGGGCTTCGCGGTCATCGACGAGGCCGATGCGAGCGTCGAATCGTGCCACGCGACACAAGCCGAAGCGCAGGCGCACATGGATGAGCTTATGGCCGCCGAGGATGCGCCGACCGATGCCGAAGCGGATCCGGACCTCGTTGCGCTCGGCGATGAGGTCGACGCGATCCTCGAGGTCGAATACTCCGGGGAGCGCATGGCGCGAGCCGACAAAACGGGACGTGAGGAACGCCGCGGAACCCTCGAGCTCCGCGAGGATCCGAGCGGGAGTGGCTCGACCGTGTTCGGCTATGCATCGGCGTTCGACTCCCCGTACACGGTCACGGATATGTTCGGCGAGTACGAGGAGACGGTGCGCTCCGGCGCGTTCTCGCGCACGATCGCCGAGCAGGACGTCCGGCTCTACGTCAATCACGACGGTATGGCGCTCGCGCGCTCGAGCGTCAACCTCACGCTCGCCGAGGACGATCACGGGCTCGCGTACTCCGCGGACCTCGACCCGACGGTAACGGTCGTGTCGGACCTTACGAAGCTCATGCGCGCCGGGATCATGCGCGAGAGCTCGTTCGCGTTCCAACCGATCCGGCAGAAATGGAACGCGGACTATACGAAACGGGATCTCCTCGAGGTCAAGCTCTACGACGTATCGGTAGTGTCGCTGCCGGCGAACCCGGCCGCGTCCGCCGGCGTGCGGAACGCCGAGCTCGTCCGATGGTTGACCGAGGTCGATCCGCTCGAGCTCGCCGGCGAGCTCCGGAGCGCCGGCGTAGGCGCGGCATCCGTGCTCGAGGCTGTCGGCCGGCTCGCGACCGCGGCCGGGGAGGCTCGCGAGGGCAAGGTTCTATCGGCCGGGAACGCGAAACTCGTTCGCGACGCGGTCGACGCGCTGCAAGCGTTACTCGACGCCGCGGCGCCGCGTGACGCGAGCGCGATGATTGTCGAGCAGGCGCTAATGGAGACGCTCCGGAGGCGCAGGCGGTAGGGGTCGGGACCATCCGCGGCGATCGCGCCGCCGGCAAGCGGAGACGCTCGCCGGCACGCGGGGACCGGGACCGGGACCGCTCGGGGACTAGTTGACTAAACCGAGCGAAGGGGTAGGAAAATGCCAAACGAAATCATCGAGAGGCTCGAGGCGGAGCGCGCGACCGCGTTCTCCGAGCTCGAGACGCTCACGAACAGGATCGTCGCCGAGGGTCGCGGCTCGCTGTCGGAGGCCGAGACGGCACGGCACGCCGAGCTCACGACCTCGATCGACGCGCTCGACAGCCGGCTCGACGAGGCGAAGGCGCTCGAGGAGCGCCGGCGCGTAGCGGGCGCGAGCGCGTCCCGTAGCGGCGTCGAGGTCGTGTCGGAGCCGACGACGTACTCGGCGGAATCCGAGCGCCGAGGCGTCTCGTTCCTGCGTGACCTCGTAAACCGAGGCGTGGATCCGTCGGCGTCCGATCGGTTGCAGCGCCACTCGCGAGAGGGCGAGGTCGAAGCGCGAGACGTGGGAACCGGCGCGTTCGCCGGCTTGACCGTCCCGCAGTACCTCACGGACCTCGTTGCGCCGGTTCGCCGGCAGGGACGGCCGCTCGCGGATATCGCGGCGTCGCATCCGCTCCCGCCCGATGGGATGACCGTGAACATCTCGCGGATCACGACCGGAACCGCGGTCGCCGCGCAGGCAACGGAGAACGCGGCCGCGCAGGAAACCGACGCCGACGACACGTTGCTAACGATCAACGTGCGGACGATCGCCGGTATGCAGGACGTGAGTCGCCAGGCGATCGAGCGTGGCACGGGGACCGATGCAATCATCATCGCGGACCTGCTCGGCGCCTACGACGCGGAGCTCGATCGACAGATCATCCACGCCGACGGAACCTCGGGGACGCATCTCGGGATGCTGTCGACCGTGGGCAACGTCGACGTTTCCTACGCGGACGCATCGCCGACGGCCGCGGAGCTCTATCCGAAGCTCGCCGACGCGGTCCAGCAGATCCAGACGGCCGTTTACTCGGGTGCGTCGCATCTCGTGATGCATCCGCGGCGGTGGTGGTGGCTCGCGAAGGAGGTCGGCACGACGTTCCCGTTCGTCACGCCCGGATCGCTCGGGACCGTGCAGGCGGGGGCGCTCGGATCCAACCCGACGTCCTACGAATTCAACGGGCGTAACCTCATGGGGCTTCCGGTCGTGCTCGACGGAAATATCTCGATCACGCAGGGCGCCGGCGCCGAGGATTGCATCCTCGTTGTGACCGCGTCGGAGCTTCACTTGTGGGAGGACGCCGGTTC